TGTTGGCATCCTCCGGCCACGAATAGGATACCGGGTCCGTTTTCAGCAGCTCCACGCCCAACTGCCCGTCCAATTCAGAGAGCCAGCCCGTGATCTGTTCATCCGTGTAGAGGTCAGGCCGTACCGCCTGCGTCTGGGCGATGACCTCTGAAATGGTTTTGTTCATAGTGTCTCCTTATCCGTTCCAGTCTGCCCGGACCTCCCGCACGTCGATGTGGGTAAAGCCCTGCTGACTGTATACGCCCACGCCGCCCCAGTCGGGCATCAGCTGGCGGGCATAAGCCGCCACCTGCGCCGGGGTCTTGCCCCGCACCACAATGTCAGCCGCCGTGCCGTAGCAGTGCTGGCTGTCCGTCACGCCGCCCACCTTGGCGTTGTACTGTGGCGTCCGATACCCACTGTTGATGGTCACAGCCGCGCAAAAGTGACTGCGGAGGCTCTGGAGCACCATCACCAGCCGGGGCGCCACCAGTACGGCATCGGAGCCGTCCTTGCAGGCAAATTCTCTCACTGCAAAGTTTGTGGACAGTTTCTTGCCGCCGTCCTTCGCCTTGGAATAGGCGTTGATCTCAACCATTGTTATCCCCCCAGATCTGATACAGCGCCCGGACCATGTCGGCGCGGGTCACGGTCTCCCCGGCGTTGGCGTCCGTCAGCAGGTCGTGAGCCTTGCCCCATACGAGGGCTTGATCTTCCACCTTGGCCGACCGCTCCCAGAACAGCAGCAGCGTGGGCACCTTTCGGCTGCTAATCACCTTCCCGCCGGGGAAAATGCCCTGGGTGGAGCCGCCGCCGTCCAGCATGAGGGCGTCCACCACGCCCAGCCCCAGCAGCTTGTTTTGAAGCTGCTCACGGGTCAGGCTGGCCTTATCGCACCACAGACAGACTTTGCCGTTAGCCAGCCAGCCCACCGCCGTCCGAGCCGCAGACCGGGCCACGTCCGGCGTCAGATTCCGGTACAGCTTGGAGCCGCCCTTTAGGATCGGGACGCCGGAGAGGAAGGATCCTCCCCGGTCCGTCAACATCTTCGGGATACCATCGGAGCCGATGGACACGCCCCAGTCCTGGTATTTGTCCCGGCTGATGATCTTGCCGTCAATAACCGTCCAGCCCACCGGCTGAAATTTCCCGTTGAACAGGTAGCCGTTGATGATGTGGGTGCAGCCGGTTTTCGCCTTGATCTGCGCCGGGGTCAGCTTGCCGGTATTGTGGTAGATCTGCGCACGGGCGCAGTCGAACGTATCAACCATGGACTCTCACAGCCTTCTCCGGATGGCCGTAGACGTCCCACGTCACATCGTACACGCCCTCGGCGCACTGGATGCGCAGGGTCTCCCCGGCCTTCTCGGTATCGTAGCGGACAACGTCATGCAGGTGCCGCACGTCCTCCGGCTCGGTCTCCGCAGGGATAAAGCCCTCTTTCATCTCCTGCTCCGTCCAACCAGCCACGCCGCCGTCCGGATTCAGGTGAAAGTTAGCCCCGGCCTCCTTCAGCTCCGTGTTGATGGTCTCCACGGTCTTGCCGTTCTTCTTGCCCTCGTTGATGATGTTCTCGTAGATCTTTTCCATGGTATGTACCCCTTTCAAATTTTCGGTTGATTTTCAACCGGTTTCAACTGTTTTTGTCCTCGTTGACTCTCTGGGTGCCAAAGTAGAAGCCGATGACCACCGTGAAGATGGTCAGGAACTCGCTGCCGCTGATGGTCTCCCGCAGCTCCAGCACCGAAAATACCCCCGTCAGGGTGATGGTCACCAGCGACTTCACCGCCAGCAGATTGCCCAGCCGTTTCTTGATGTTTTCCATGTTTTTTCTCCTTTCACTCTTTCCGGATTGGGAGTTCCCCGACCTCGGACATGATAATTTTCAGGTGCCCGTTGCCGCCAAGGGATTTGTACGCCTGGTGCATTTCGTCAAGCGTCTCCCTGTCCGACAAGCTGACGCTGCCGTCTGAGATGTACTTCTGGCCCAGATAGCGCACCCGGTCGATGAGCAGCACCTTGAGCGCGTCCACGATGGCGTCCCGCTTGTCATCCTTGGTCCACTTCCGCTGAAGGATCGCGAGGATGATGGCAGTCACACCGGAGCCGGTGGCGGCAGTTAATACGATCTGTAGAATTTCCATTCTACACCCCCTTAAAAAGTTGCAGTTTTTAGGGTAATTCCGACTTGCTTTCGTGCAAGTCAAAAGTCCGACTTGGTTTCGTGCGAGTTAAAATTCAGGCCATTGTCGCTCACAAATGGGGCAAACCCACCGCCCCTCCGGCACAATGGCTCCGCAAATCACGCAATAGTCCATGGTCAGTCAATGGTCTTGGTGTATTTGAGGATTACGATGGAGTTTGCATTTGCCGCACTTGAACCAACCCTAAGAACGATGTTGGTTCTATCAATGGAAGAAATGTAGCAAGACCACGGATCGCTCAAATTATGATTATAAATCAACGGCAAAGGGGAAGCCCCACGGGTCCCTTGTGCATAAAAAATAAAATTTAGATCAGTAATCCCGTGAGGGACTGATTTGCCATCTGTTAGTGGGGAGCAATCAACAGCCTTCACATACACCGGCCTGCCCAAATACCGCTCCGTGGTGCGGTACTCTACGCCCAGCTCCATGGGGGGATTTTCGTATTCCCATGGATATATTTTTGCCCCAGCCCCAATACCATATATTGTACGTCTTAAAACAATACCGTGAGAGCCGCTATCTGTTGAACCAAATGCCTCTTGGACGCAGGTGCCCCCTGACACAGATACGCGAATCAGGGAAGCATAAGATTCTAACGCGGTCGGAAGCGTTCCTTTGGGCGGATTATCTTTGTTATATCTAAACCACCCGTTCTGCATCAAAATGTCCAGATTGTCGGATGGTGTCAGTATTTTAGAATCACTACCCAGCCCAAACCCGCCGGGGGCGGCGTTGATGTTCGTCCGCACCTGCGCCTTCTGCTCGTCGGTGAGGCTCTGGGCCGTGTAAAGCACCGCGTCAGGTGCCTTCGCCATTGCTGTGTTAAACGCTTCCTCCGAACCGGAATAACCGGCATCTAAAGCGCTCTGATAAGCACTTTTGCCCTGCGGTCCTTTCACATTTCCCAAATCCAATTCGGGCATTTGTTCGTCCTCCTTATAGTGTTAAAATCAGGTGTCCGGCATCGTTGATCGTAAAATTGGGCGGTGTATCTCCCGTATACGTCAAGATTAGGTGCCCGTTGGAATTAACCTGAAACGCATACAGCCCGTTTGCCGAAACAACGGCTCCGTTTCTTCCAGGTTCCCCCTTTGGGATCTCAAAGCGCACATGGAAATGGTCGTCCACCTGCTCCTTGATCGCTTTCGCACTGCTGGTATAGGGGACCGTGACCGCGTAAACATCCGTTTTTTGCAATCCCGCCCATGCCGCCTCGGACCGCGCCGCCGCATCTTCCGCTTTTTTCACTTCTGCCTGTGCTAATGGGATCTGTTCCGCTGCCCGTTTTACACTATCTGCTGCTGCAGCAGCTGCCGCATTCGCCTGAGAAACAGACCCAGCCGCTGCCGTTTCACTGGCCTTTGCGTTGGCCGCTGCTGCTTCTGCCGCCGCTTTTGCGGTGGTAAACAGTGCCTCCATTCCAGCGATCTCCGCCTGCAACTGGTCCTTGTCGCTGGGTGTGATGGTCCCGGCGCTCCCGGCACTGTCCGGCAGCTCGGAATCCAATACCCGGAAATGCCCCGCCGCCGTGGTGATGGCCTTTGTGGTGGTCTCTCCGGATACCAGTACGCCCTTGATAGTAATGGTCGCCACGCCTGCGGTTTTCAGCGCCTCGGACGGCACGTCCACTTCATAGGCTCCATCCACCAGCGTGTCCAGCCCCAGCACCAGCGCAACGGAAGTGTTCCCCAGCGCATCGGTGAAATACGCCGTCTTGGCGGTGCCCTCCCATGCAGGGCCGAATGTCATCCGCAGGGTCACGGCGTTGTGGGAGCCGGTGGCTCCGAACGCTTCCCCGGTATATTTGATATACATGTCCTCAACGGACAGTGAAATAATGCGATTCATACGCCCTCCATAGAGAAAGCGGGCAAACGGCAGGAAACCGTCTGCCCGCTTTGGGTTACATATCGGCCAAAGCCTTGGCGCTGTTCTTCTGCGCCGCCATCTGTGCCTTGTAGGCTTCCATTTCCTGTTTCTCTGCGTTCTGCAGCACCAGCAGGAACTTCCGCTTGATCTGCACAGTCTCACCACGCATAATGCGAATGATCTCCCCGTTGACACCCACGATAATATCGCGGGAATCCGTGCGGCCCATCAGAGGTGCGGTATACTCTACCAGCTCCTCATTCGGGTCCATTACCTTCTTAGCTTCGCTCATGCTGTCCTCCTATCAGGCGCTGACGGTTGTTTCAATACGGACCATGTACTGCTGGACCAGGATCTCCGCCGTCTTGGTGGCCTTCCAGCCAACGGTGGCGCGCTGGTCCAGAGGATCGCTGGAACCGGCGCTGCCCAGCTGCTTGACGATGTGCTGCAGACCGCCGCCGGAGATATCGGTGATGCCGTAGGCGTCATCCGCAAGGATCAGGGTGGAGTACACGTCCCGCTTGTTGGCGACCTCCGTGCCGGTGGCCTTATTCTTGGCAGCGTCCTTCCACACCTTGGCGCGGCTGGACTGCACAAAGCGGACGCCGTACAGCTCACCGATCTCGTTCTTGTAGATGTTGGCGGTGTCCACATACTCGTGGGGACTTTTCCACTTAGGGTCCTTCATCAGGTCATACTTGGCGTTGGGATGGATGATGCCCACATAGTAGCCGTTGATCTTGGGAGCGTCCTGGGCTTCCAGAGTACGCACGGCCTTCTTGATGGCATCCACGGTCAGATAGTTGTTCTCGCTCTCGGTGGCGCTGCCGCCCACCAGATTGGCGCGGGCAGTCACGGAGCCGTCGGCGTACTGGACAATGGTACCGGCATTCAGAATGTCGCGGGTGATGGTGTCCAGGGTACGTCCGGCCTGAGAGGCGATCAGCTTAGTGGCCTGCACCACGTTGTTGTCGATAGCTGCCAGAATCAGCATATCAGACAGGGTAACGTAGCCGCCGTACTGCTTCACGGTGGCCTCCAGCTTCTTCACGTTCAGGCTCTGGCCGTCAGGGGTCACGCCTTCGGTAAGGGCGGTGGTCATCTCAGGGAGGGGATCATACTGGCGGAACTCAATGGTCTTGCCGCCGTTCTTGGGGATGGGGTGCTTCTGGGCAAACTGGTCATGCACAAGCTCCGGCTCTGCCAGGTCGATCAGATAGTCGGAGTAATAGGTCTTCATCTCCGCAGACAGGTCCTTGCCGTCGCCCGTCTGGGTAGTGGTGTTGGTCTTCATGTCCGCGAAGATCTGCACGAACATAGGGAACATAAACAGAGTGTTCATAGAGTAGCCTCCTTGTTGTTGTCAGTTAAAAGTGATGGTTTCCCCCATCGCAGCCCGTCTGGCGATCTCCGCCCGGTCTGCCGGGGTCAGTTTGGAAACATCATCCTTCACAACAACGGCGCTCTTGGGCGCGGCTCCGTTTTCCTGGGGTCTGGCCCCTCTGGCGCGGATATTGTCCGTTACGGTCTTCTCCGCCTGTGCCGTGGCCTTGCTGAGAAAGTCATCCATGTGCAGGACCTTGTATGCCTGCTCCACGCTGACTCCTCTTTGCAGCAAGGCGAGGAAATCGGGGTTGGTGTTGATCTCGGTCGGCAGGTCGAAGTCTGCCAGCAGGGGGTCCTGCTTCATGGCCTCCGCCTGATCCATCCACGAGCGCAGCTGCTGTTCGCTGCGCTGACGGGCGTAATAGTCCTCCTGCGCCGCTCGCAGCCGTGCGTTCTCCTGCTGCATCTGCTGATACTGCCGGTACTGCTCCACGCTCATACCGGCTTCCTCCGCAGCCTGCTCCCAGAGAGAATTGTCCCGATCCACCGCCGACCGCAGGGCTTCAATGTCGCCGGGTGCCGTACCGTAGCGAAGAGACAGGGCGTCCAGAATGGGCTGCTGTGCGTTCAGCGCTTTGCCCTGATCCGCCACAATGCGGCCCTGATCCTTTACCTTTTTCAGCCGTTCGCCTACGATCCGCTGTACCTCGGCGTCGAAGTCCGCCTTATAGTCACCGTTGATCAAATCCTTGAAGGA